TTCGTAATCGGCATAGTCTTCGTTCCACCAATGTGGTTTGTCTCTGTATTTCCAACTGGCGAAGGTTGCCTTGTCTAAGTGGTAATAGTCTCGATAGCTTTGTATCGGATTATCATAATCTCTAAGATCCTCTGGCATCGCCAGTCCGAACTTAGTAAAACCTACTCTTTCAAGATTCACTGGATCTGGCAATTTGTTTACTACTTGTTCAATTGATTTGTGTAGTTTGCCGTAGCGATAGTAGTACTCATCATTCAATGCGTTAGCATAACAATGAACCCACTCGTGATTATCCAATGACTCCCTTGCCCAGATTGTGCAGGGATGATTGTACATCATTGGAAGGTAGGGGAAGGGTCGCTCCTCAAGAGGTAGATGCTTAATTTCGGCTTTAACCTTGTTAAGAACTTCTCGTTCTTCTGCATTCAACGCACGAGGAACATACCCTAGAAATTTGTCAATGTAAATTGTTGTACAAAGAATCTGGGCAGCCTCTAGTGGCATCTTGACAATATGCTTGTCAACATGATACTGTGCTGCCTTATCGAGATCCTCGTCTAAATAAAATAAATTCATATCTTACTTCCAACATTTGTATACGCCACAGAGTTTGTCTGCGTTTTCTGTAGTCTTACAGTACGGACAAACTTTCTTCTCTGACTTGATTTTTTTGATTTCTTTAAACTTTTTCATAATGTATATTATACTAAAATTATGAAATAAAGTCAAGAACTATTTTCCAGCTCCGTTAATTTTATCCTTAGCTGTCCCAGCATAAAGACCAAACCAAGCTGCACCTGCACCAACAACAATACTGATTAAACCAGACTGTTCCATTGTGGGGTCTTCTAAATTCATAAACCACATGGTGCAATAGTATAATAGGAAAATGTATACACTAAGAAATGCTCGGGGAAAGATCCTCCACGCATCAATCATGTTTGATAAGAAAATCCAACGCTGCCATGGGTTGTCTGGCTCTCTATTGGCTTCCATCTCTACTATTTTTGCTTTTAGATTAGAGTTCTCTTGTACAAGTTCCATGAACTTATTAAGGTCGATTTCAACCTCATTTCGACTCATATCACCTGCGAATCGTTCATCTGCCATTTAGCTCTCCTTTGCCTGTTGCTTTGCTTTGCCAACATTAATCGCAAACCAGTCTAAAACTTTATATAGTTTTCCAACTAGTTTGTCGTCTTTTGGTGTGTCAGTACAAGCTGCAATAACCGAAGCGCTCATGACCAACCAAGGGATGACTTGAATCCATCCGATTACCCATTGTAAGAATCCTAACATTCTTCTCTCCTAATCCTCTTGCGAGGCTTTCCCAATTAGTAGGGATCTTTGTAGCCATCTATACTGGAAATACGTAAGTCCTCCCATTTATTTGTATCTAATCGATACAGTAATATAGAATCTGATTCAGACTGTTTGACTACAGCTGGCACAATATCAGCCCTTAGTGTACAAGGTATACTGTATTGTCTACCAGACTTTAAACTTGTAAAACTTACTTCAACAACAAAGTCTTGAAGTAGTTTCTGTAATTTATTAAATTCTACCATTTATTTTTTAGTTTCTTGGAGTTGATCCAATCTAACTTCTAGTTCTTCACACCAATCTTCTATTATTTCTAATCTTTCTTGTAGATGTGGGTGTTTCTCAAAGTATTTTGCCCCTTTCATTGCATCTCTGTATGCTAGATAGGAGTTCCACCAATTAAATATTTTCTTCAACATAAAATATTATGTCTCCAGGTGTGCGAAGAAGTTTTATATCTTCGTCTGGTATTGTTACATTGAACTCGTTTTCGACATCAACAATAATCTCAACCATGTCAAGACTATCTGCATTTGTTTCATCAATAAGATCGGTAGTTATATTAATGTCTTTTCTGCTCAATTGCTGTTCAATTATTAGCATTACGCTACATCTAATTCCCATCAGGTGATATATCCTCTGTTGTAACTTTTCTATAATATACTACTACATCTTTTAACTCAGTAATATACCTTTTTAATTCTTGTGTGTTGTATGCCATTAACTCATAATCAGGTATGGTCATAGCTAAAAATACTAATTCGCCTTCTTGATCTTCTATTCTAGCAAGTTGATCTTCCCAGTTTTCAGGGGTGACTACTATCCAAGTAGGAGTCTTAAGATCAATCTCTCTTGGCATTACGGGTTGAACGATATTTCGTTCTATCGGTTTTGCACTTACTTCTACTACTTTAGTTGGAATTAGGCTGCAACTGGAGCCCATCATCAAGATTGTCAACGGTATCGCTAAGTTTCTCAATACCTTCAAATGCGTGTTTTGTTCCATTATTTATTTTCCTCTCCATATCTACTGGGTCTGCTAATATTTTTGCAGTTAATTCATAGTTTTGAATAAACTGTGTATATCTATTTAATTCTCGTTGTGCCGCTTGACTTTTAACTGTCATTGCTTGCAACTGTTCTGTTTGTAAGCTAAAATCATTTTGCATAGTGGCGATTGTTTCTTCTTGGGTAGCTACTGCTCCCTCTAAAGCTGCGTTGTTAGCTATAAGAATTTTATTTTCATTCCATAACCAATAACATATTCCACTCAATACTAATAATAAAGCTAAAAAGAATTGATTCATTACATTTCCTCTATTTTATAGTTAAGTCCTTCTGCTCCATGCATCTCTATGACTTCACCGCTTTCAGTTCTGAACTTTAAATGATTGGGCTTTGTTATAATAAACTTTTTAACAATAAAAGTTTCATCATCTGCATCTCCCCATATCTGATTATAACTCACAGTCAATGTATATAGGGTTATAAATTTGCTTTTTAATGCAATCCACCACCTTTTCATTGTTGCGAAAAATCTCTTTATCTTGTCCATTAATTCTACTCTCCAACTGGTTTAATTTATGCCAGTTTGCTATTTCTATTTGGTGAGTTATCTCTAACTCTGCTTTATGCCTCGCATGGTCATATACAAAGAAACAGGCAAGCACCACTAATAGTAGTGGTACTGCCATTCTTTCCGTTAAGTTCCTGTTGAAGTACTCGTTGATGTTCCTGTACCTGTGCTTGTAGTAGTTGCAGTTACAGTTGTAGTCACTGGCATTGCCTCTAACTCAGCTATAATATCTGCTACTGTAGTAGTCGCTGCACTTGTATTTTCTGCCTCTACAGTTGTAGAAGTTGCTGGAGTACAATTACTTTGACACTCAAAACCTGCTGCTTGGTTGAACGTTGTACCTGTAGGAGCTACGGGATTTACATCTTTTGGTTGGTTGTTATAACCCCAAATCAATGCTAATACTAATAATATATCCATAATTTCCTATATGTTAGACCAGTCCTTACCTTCAAAAAGCAGAGCTTCTGCTTCTCTCCTACGAACTAATCCTTCTAATACTTTGCCGCCTGCTTTGTTCCAGCGTTTAATCTGGGCAGGGACGCCTTCGTAGTCGCCACTATTTAATACTTTTAAAAGAGTAGAACTACTTAAATTGGTCGGACCGAGATTGAATGTCCATGATACTAATGCATCGAACATACACTGGTCGAGTGAGATGGTTACTTGATTAAGAACATGCTGTTCGTACTCCGTTAGTTCGTGTACTAGCATTTCTTCTGCTTGCGGTCTTGTGATAGACATTCCCTCTGATACGCCTTTAATATGACCATATCCTATAGTCCATATTCCTACTGCGTCTTGATAAGCGTCTAGTTCACAGCCTTCAAACTTTTTAATAAGGGATATACCCTCTTGTGATATTTTCATAATGTAAAACTTTCTCCACAGCCGCAACGGGCTGTTTCTTGTGGGCTTCTGATTTCAAAATATTCATTTAACCCATCTTCTGTCCAATCAATACTTATTTGATCGACATAACTAAATGTCATCGGATCTACAGCTATAATACCATAGAATACCGCATCACTTGAAACATTTGGTTCTTCCAAATAACTCAAGTCATACGACCACCCGTTACATCCGTTTGGTTTCATGCCTAAACGCAATCCCCAAACTTGTTTATTTTTTACTTTCTGCTTTAGTCTTTCCAAAGCATCTGCACTTACGATTACCATATAATAAATTAATGCGAGTGGGCAGTTGCCTGCCCTCTCGACTTAGGTCTTGACTTGTACTAAAATATTTGACCTGTGCTTGCAATTACAGCAAACCCAAACATACAAGCTAGAAACATTGTTCCTATTGCGTCTTGTAAGTCCTCATATTTTTGTACTTGTCTAAAACTATTTATTATTGTTTTCATTTAATATCCAATACTTTACGATTGGAGTTCGGAGTTTTAGACAAGGCGATAGTCAATAGTCCATCTGTTAGTTCGACATTGTCAACTTTTAAGTCTGCGTTTAACATAAACTTACGCTCAAAAGATTTAAGACTGAGACCTTGATGTGAGAATCTTTCACTCTCACTCAATTTTCGTTCTTTTTTCCCCTTGATGAGTAGTTCATTATCCTCATGAACCAACTCAAGTTCTTGTTTAGACCAACCTGGCACTGCAACCTCTATTCGAAAGTTGCCTGTGTCCACATTCTCTACAATGTTATATCTAGGGTACGAGGTATCGGTGTTATGCAACAGCCAATCATTATTCATACCTAGCCAAAATTTACTAATATCAATCGTCATATTATTCTCCTAATTTCCTTTTCAGTAAAACTATGCCCACCCTTTCGGTATGGACGCCATTGTGCAAGAAAC